CCTGATCCTGCGCCCTCAAAAAATAAATTTACATTTATATCGAATGATATGCGTGATGTATTTTTAATAAAGGAAGAAAAAACATCAAGATTTACTGATGCACTACTGAAATAATATGTTAAATCTGCTAAAGTTGTCATCGTTTGTAATCCATTATTTCCAGTATATATAATTGAAGAGCGAATATTTGTCATTGATAATTTTTGTCCATTAAATGAACTTAACATTGTTGCTGTACTTACATAACCCATAGAGCCAAGATGAGTGATTGTTGATTCTAAGTTCGGACTTGAGATTAAATTATATGTAAAGATAGCATTAAAACTGGATGTTAGACTTTGATCAAGTGTATCGCTAGAAATATATCCTATAGTGCCTAAGCCTTCAATAGATGATTGTAGAATTGTATTAAGACCTGCTGTGCTTACATAAAACTGCCCAAACGTCTCATAGAGCCCTGTCGTTGTTGAGACAAGTTGTGCACTTGATATATAGCCTAGACTACCTAAACTATCTACTAGACCCTGCGTCGTTGACTGAAGTGATGAGGTGAGTGATGCGGTTGATATATAACTATAAGATCCTAAATTATCTTGTATACCTTTAGTCGTTGATTGTAAAAGACTATCAGAATAGGATGATGATATATAGTTAAGTGTACCTAAGCCTTGGACTGTAGATATAAGGTGCGACGTTGAAATGTAGCCAAGTGTCCCTAAGCCCTCGACAGTGGATGTAAGCTGCGTGCTTGACACATAACCTAAACTACCCAAACCTCGGACCGTTGAAAATAGTTGCGTACTTGATACATATCCCAGAGTTCCTAGACCTAATACTGTACTAAATGTTGATAGAAGATTTCCCTCATTTTGTAGATTGAGAGTGTTCGCTGTACTAATAATCCGACTATTTGTTGCCGTACTTAGTGTGCTAATATCATTCGGGTCATACGTAATAGATCCAGCACTGAAATTCGTAAATATTCCATTATAGACATAGATAGTTGAAATACTACTCAGAAAAATAGTTGTTGAAATCTGATTTAATATTCCAGTGGCTGAACTGGTATAATCAATAAAAGACATGTAGTTTGTTGAAAATGAAGAAAGTGCTACCTGGAAATTAGTTGTTGTGTCATTTAATTGCGCAATTGTGGCGCGCGCGTTGATTAAACCAGTTAATGTTATGAACCGATCACCAAATACACTTGAAACACCTAAAATAGTTGAAGTAACTGTTGACGCATTTGAAAAGGAGAGTGTAGAAAGCGCAATTGCTCCAGTTGAGAAGTTTGAAAGAGTTACAAAACCAGACGAAATTGTACTGAGTAGCCTATTATAAACAGAAAATGCCTCGCCACTAATTCCTAAATAACCCGAGGCAGTAAAACTACTCAACGAGAAAAATACTTGATTAGTCGAATAACTTGTACTCAGAATCAGATCTTTTACTCCAGCAAATGTAATCTGTGTAGATTGTGAATCAGCAAAGAGTGTTTTTTGAGTATATGCGGATAAATTTGTCTGAATTGTGCTGACTGTCGGCACGATTATAAATTTATTAAAACCGTAATATCCTGTACTGATTGTCTGTGTCATAGGTCCATTTATAATGAGAGTATTCGTATCTGAATTTGTAGCCAATTGTATATAGTTATTTTTATTTGTGGCAAATGTCATTGAAGGCGTCAATGTATCATTTGAATAGGCATAGAGTGTATCACCCCCTACTACTTTCACTTGATCAAAGGCTTTCGCATAAATATATGTCTGATTAAGTCCAGTTTGTCCAGGTGTCATGCCAATTCCTTGTCCCGCGTAGAGTTGAAATGTATTAAATGATAAATCAGCCGTATAGGTACCCCCCGAGGTAATAATTTGATTAAATGACGGATTTGTGCCAAAAGATGATGGTATTATCCATGCTGTTCCACCTGAACCGTCGCTAGTTAAAGCACGTAATGCTGGTATTGTTGAATTATCTGGATATTTCGCGTAAACAGTACGTAATGTAATGAAATCTGTATCTGTCGTTCTCCGACTTGACGCCGGTGCTGCAGTATTTTTACTACAAGACATTCTCTTCTAGTCTGTGAGATGATTTATGGTAGATTTTGAACTGAGATAAAAACTGAATTTGTGGAACTGTACTGAATAGTAATTGTACTATTTCTTAGACCAGGACTTGATCCAAAACTGATTGAATCAGGCATATAATGATACAATATATACTCATTTGCCCAATTTCCTGCGATTAAAGATCCAGGGATCTGAAGTTTTATTTGTTGCTGGAAATAGTTTGAAAACCCAGTTGTAACTGTATTTGCCACTAAGTACGATGTATTCACATAAGGTAATAAATTTGAACTTTGTACATTTGCTGTGAGAGAACCATATTGTATAAAGGTACTAATCGGTAAAATAAGAGTCTTTGCTGAATAAGGACTTACTCCGTTCTGGGCAAATACAAAGGTTGGAAAAATATCAAGATAAATGCGACTTTTTTCATTTGTGAAGTTAGACATTGCGTTAAACGGTATAACACACGTTGAAAATATCATATTTGTATTATCAAACGCATAGGGAAATGTGTGTCCATTTGTACCCTTATATGTAACAGAAGATTGTAAAAATGTACTTAAGTATATGATACTACCACCCATAGACGTAATATTTATATTCCCTCCAACAACAGTCACATTATTCGCAGCATCAAAAGTTATATTCGTACCTCCAGTAATCATATCCGCAAGTTGTTGTACCGTGCTCTGAAGAGATAGACTTGAAATATAACCCCTATCACCACCTGATCCAAGATTCTTTATCGTTGATTGTAAAGATAATGTTGATACATAACCTGATGTAGCGAGACCTGATACTGTTGATGTCAATGAATCATTTAGAGTACCTATTGTCAGACCCACTGTAGCAGATGCTAAAATTCCTTGTGTTGTACTCTGAAGCGCGCCTGTGCTGACATAACTGGCTGGATCCAATAAATAAGCTACTGTGCTTTCTAGGGCACTTGTACTTACATAATTGAGAGTTCCCAAGCCAAGTGTAGTGCTTGTTAGAGCAAGATTAAAGGTTGGAACTGATATATAGTTGCCCGTTGTACCGACGTTGGCTAGGGCATTTGTGACATAATTTACGAGGTAAGACGTTGAAACATATCCAACTGTTCCTAAACCTTTTGTAGTGTTCTGTAAAGAAACGTTTAAAGTTGTCACTGATACATAATTGTCTGTTGTAGCAGCATTCGCTAAAGCCAGCGTCACATAATCTGTAAGATAAGATGTTGATACATATCCAACTGTTCCTAGTCCAACAATAGATGAACGTAATTGTCCCGTAGAAATATATCCAGCTGATCCTAAACCTGCCACAGTGCTTGTAAAAGATGAACGAAATTGTGCGGTTGAAATGAAGCCAAGAGTACCTAGACCTCGTGTTGTACTTGTCATAGCAGTATTAAATTCACCAATTTGTAATGCAAAGTCGGCGTTTACTAATATGCCTGCTACTGTACTTTGAAGATGACCTGTGCTAACATATCTCGACCGATCTAATATATAGGCTGTTGTGCTTATCAAGGCACTTGTACTTACATAATTGATTGTTCCTAGACCAAGCGTTGTGCTTATCAGCGCTCTATTTAGAGTACTTGTAAGCACGGTGTTGAAGTAGGATGTAGATACATATCCAGCTGTAGCTAGACCCTCTACTGTGCTTGTGAGCGCTGTATTCAGATAAGATGTAGATACATAATTGGTTGTTCCTAGACCTCGTGTTGTGCTTGTAAGTGCTGTATTCAGGTAGGATGTAGATACATAATTAATCGATCCAAGTCCACCAACTGTACTTACAAGATTTGGTAGAGAAATTCCACCAAAAATAATTGGATCTATCCATGAGATACCACCAGCACCGTCCGTAGTCATGATGTAATTCGTTGATATCGGAAGATTTGTATCTGGATTGAGGGCGAATAAACTTCTTAGAATCAAAAGATCCGTATCATATGAACGATTATTTTGTATATAAGGATCCATCTTCCTTTTCTTCTATGTACAATTTTTTTAATGCGCATTTAAGCCCGAGCATATATCTTTTCCTCTGATAGTATGACTGGAGGTGGCGGCTTGTTACAACTTATCGCAATGGGAAAACAGGACGTTTTTCTCAGTGGAAACCCTCAAATCACCTGGTTCAAAATGGTCTATCGGCGCTATACAAATTTTGCTGTAGAAAGTCAGCCCATGTATTTTGACGGCGACGCCGATTTCGGCAAACGCTTGTCTTGTCTTGTACCTCGGCGCGGAGACTTACTCGGTCCCATGTTTCTTGAAGTGACTTTACCTGCCATTTATCTTTCATCAGACGGCAGTGCTACAGATTATGTAAATTCAATCGGTCATGCACTTATACAAGAAATTAGCATTGAAATCGGCGAGCAAGAAATTGATAAACACACGGGTGAATGGATGGAAATTTGGTCAAATCTCACGACAACTTCTGATAAAAAGGCGGGATTCTATGATATGATTGGAAAAGTGGACGGATATGTTCCGCCCACAGGAGTACTACCCGGTCCTCTCAAACTTTATATTCCGCTCCACTTCTGGTTCAATAAAAATCCTGGTTTATATTTACCTCTCTTGGCTCTTCAATATCATCCTGTTCGTATTAATATTACCTTAAGACCGCTACAGCAACTCTTTTACAGTGGTGAACTTATAGTGAATTGTGATACAACCACTGTGAATCCCGCAAAAATAACATCCATGATGTTATGGGGTGATTATGTATACTTGGATGTTGAAGAAAGACGCCGTTTTGTAAGCACAGCACATGAATATCTCATTGAACAGGTACAATATACTTCAGCAATTGGTATTCCTGCTAAGGTGACGAGTGTGCCCCTGCGACTTGAATTCAATCATCCTATTCGGGAACTCATCTGGGTATTAAAGCGTGATCTAATGGATAGTTATCACGAATGGTTCAATTATAGTAATTTGTCGATCAGTGAAACCGGTACACGTAATGATATGTTGTCCGCCGCATTGCTGCAGCTGGATGGCATGGACCGCTTTCAAGAAAGAGATGCTGGATACTTTCGTCTTGTTCAAGCGTGGAAGCATCATACAGTTATAGCTAACGATGACTTCATTTATATCTACAGTTTTGCTCTCAAACCAGAGGAATTACAGCCGAGTGGATCTTTGAACGCGAGTCGCATTGATAATATTGTTTTACAGATTACAATGAATCAGGCTACAGTACCTGCGCGCGGCAATTGTACTGGGCGTGTCTACGCTACCAATCACAATGTTCTTCGTGTAGTCGATGGTTTTGGTGGACTGCTCTTTACCATTTAATAGTGGTAAAAATTGAAATCTATTTGATTTACATGTAGTGTAATGATGGACGGCGACGAGGTTAACGAAGGAGCCCACGGTAAGATTTTTAGAACACCCTTTGGTGTTGTAAAAATCGGAAAACGACGTTCTAAGACACATGATACGGTGGCGCAGAGGCGTATTCACTCCTTCATAGAAGAAATTCTTAATCAGCCTAGATACATAGTTTTGAAAACGCCCACCTTGAGCAATGATCTCTTGAAGTACGAAATGAAATATGTAAATACTGATGAGCCTCTCTGGATGCCAAGCGACGGAGCAGTTATACGAGAGCTTGTTTGGCTATGGGAAGAAATGTGGGAAAAGGGATTTGCTTTGTATGACTTTGAATTATATCTACAACGAGATAACACGGTTATTATCCTCGACTTTGATGCAACTGGATTAAGAATTCAAACAAATGATGAAGTTTCGGTTTATATACCTGGAAAGAATGTAAATCCTAGCGAGTTCTTTAATCACATGTCCTTTCCCCCCGACTTTGAGAAATATCTTGTAAATCTGCGCTTACCAATTGGAAAGCGGAACATCTAGCCTTAGAGTAGTATGTCCGAGGAGAAGTCGGAAGCAAAAAATAATTTTCCGTATACACATGGTTCTTACTGGGAGGGCTCCTCTTTACCCTTTATTTTCTATGTCTGTCTTGCCGTTTTTCCACTCACTGGATTTTTTGGCATAGATCAACTTCTTTTCTTTTCGCCGAAAACGGCTGTTCAGAAGGCGCTAATTAATATGTGTACGCTAGGTCTCTGGTATTTCTATGATATGATGCAAGTGTTTGGAGATAGGAAGTATGTTGAAGAATATGGATTAAGTCGTCCTCTTTTTGGTGCTTCCGGTCTAGCCTATCAGTTTTTTAATCGTGTAACAAATCTATTTGTCCCATCAAAAGATGATTTACCCCAAGGTGAAAGTTTTATGTCAATCGCTTTCTTTATGGCATATTTCATGACTCTTTATGTACCGTTTGGTCTCTCCAGCTTTCTGGCTGGAGACATGAATGGCGGAATAGCGAAGTTTGTTCTCACCATTCTGTTTTTCACTATTCCATTCTTGTTTCTCTGGAATATCTTTGAATTTTGTACAGTATTGTGGAATCCAGTTGATAGTTTTGAGAAGGGTGTTCCTCGTATTCCGCCCTTTACTGCAACAATGGACTCTCGTGGTCTCGCAACAAACTTTACAAAGCCGAGCGTTCTGAAAGAAATGGGAAGACCAAGCGGAACGATTTTTTCACGACTCTTTGGCTCACTTTTCAGCTTTTTCGGTATACCTGATCCTTTTGCTCTCATTAGCGCGACGACCTGTGCTGTTGTTCCTCCTATCCAATCAACTGTAAGTGCTGTTACTACAGCAGCATCAGGTGTTGCCGGTTTAGTTGGTTCCGCGCCGAAAGTCGCAGCCAAAGTCGCCGGCAAAATGGCAGCCTTTTCTGATCCTACGAAATTAGCAGCTTTAGCAGAAGCCCCTATTTTGCCCATAAAATTAGGTCCGAATGCACAAGCTGCTATGTCTAAACCGATTGTTCTTCCTCCCACCTTTACAGGTATACCAACGCAAGCGGTCGGCACAATGGTCGGCGGTGGCTCCATGGTAAAACCACTTGATTCCTGGTTCTTAATCTCCATCGGATTTCTCATAGTCGGCGGTTTTGCCATCGCAGGAATTCGCGGCTTAAGAAATATGTCTCTTCAAAAGGACAGAAATGACTACCCTCCTTCCGAAGACAAAAGAGATGATACCCCTCCACAACCAAGAAATGTTTGAACGTTTAATTGGTCGTGTTGAAGAAGAAAAAGATGCGCTACCTCTTCCTGCAAAATCAATTGTCTATTTTACGGCAAACTGGTGTGGAGCATGTAGGAAACTTAATTTAGATCGTATTATGACTGAGAATTCAGATTTTACTTGGTTTAAATGCGATATTGATAAGAATGATTACACCGCTGGATTTTGTGAGATTCGACAGATTCCCACTTTTTTAATGATCAAAGATAAGAAAATTATAGGGCGTATAAGTAATTCTGATACTACGATTGTTAGTAAGTGGGCGAAAGAGACATAAAATATATCTTTTCTCAAAATAAGAATGGTCACCTTTGACATTGTTATTGTGGGCGCTGGATTAGCCGGTCTTTACTGCGGTATTCAACTGGCAAAAAAGGGAAAATCTGTCTGTATTCTTGAAAAATACAATTATACTGGCGGTCGTGTTGTAACTTATCATAAAGGTGGACTCTCTTGGGAAATTGGTGCAGGACGCATATCGGATTCTCATACCATGGTTCACTCTCTTCTTTCTCAATATGATCTGAAAACGTTTCCGCTCTCAGATAAACAGTTGTTCATTGAAAGTGATGGAACGCCTCATGTAAATCGCTTTGAAAGTGTCTTTGAAGCCGTTCTAAAAGAGGTTAGTGATTTGCCTGCTGAGCTTCTTGGAACACATACACTTGAGCAACTCTTAAAACGCATATACGGTGAAGCGAAAGCGATGCGTCTTTTGGCAGGCTTTCCTTACAGAGCAGAAGTATCCGTTCTCCGCGCAGATCTCGGTATAAAAGCATTTTTAAAAGGCGGCGAAATGGGCTCCTATAAAGGATATTCCGTGGTCGTCGGCGGATTATCTAAACTAATAGACGCCATGGTAAAAGAATTTAAAAAGAACGGCGGCACTCTAAAAACCCAGTGTGAAATGATCGGACTTTCACAAGGAGAATCACAAGTTTTAATTAAATGTCGCGATACCGTTTTTAATGCGAATAAGGTTATACTTGCTCTACATTCTTCTGCTCTAAAAGCGTGCCCTGATACGCGTCATTTCCCTGCGCTCAAACATTTGGTTATGTGCCCACTGTTGCGGACTTATGCAGTCTTTCCTTTGAAAGATGGCAAACCCTGGTTTACAGGGTTAGAACGCTGTGTTTCAGCCGGTCCAATTCGTTATTTCATTCCGATAAATGAAAAGAAAGGAATTGCCATGGTTTCCTATACAGATGCTGATAATGCCGATTTTCTTATAAAAATGATGGATACTAAAGGAGAAGAAGCCCTAGGTAAGTTCATCATGGAAGAACTAGGTAAAATGTTTCCCGATCGTGATATTCCTCCCTACACCTTTTTTAAAGCACACCCATGGTATTCTGGATGTAGTTATTGGACAGCTGGTTCTTATGATCCTGTTATTATGTCTGAAGAGGCGATGCATCCTGACATATCGATGCCTTCTGTATATGTATGCGGTGAATCCTTTTCTTTAAAACAGGCGTGGATGGAGGGAGCTCTTGAACATGCGTCAGACATGCTCAATAAGTATTTTAACTAAAGTAGTAAGGGAAAGACAATGCCCAAAGAGCTTGATAAACACAAAAAATACAAAACAATGTATGGATCAAATGAATTGTTTTGGGGTTTCGGTATAGAAGAAGAGACATATTTTCAGTTTACAAAACCCATATACGCTGCCACTCCAATAATAAGAAGTAGCCATAAGCCCGAACGATACAGTGTAAATTATTACAGTGGCTTCAAAATAGGTTATTTAACTGTATTTGCGCAACTGTTTCCCGATACATCTGGATGTGTTCCTCTGCCTTATTTCTTTAATGGGCACTCATTTGAGAAAATGGATTTAAGTGGAAATCACGCAACAACTTACGAAAGAGTACCGAAACCTAATCCAGCATTTGGTCAAAGTTTCTTTAAAGAACTACAGAACTTTTGTCCTGCCATTTTTAAAGATGAATATGAAAAAACATTCTGTTTTGATGGTGATACCATTGAGTTTATTACACAGGGATTTTATAAAGTTAAACTTAATGGTGTATTAAAAGAACTTATAGATACAAAAACACGATTCTTAAAAGAGGTCAATTCGTTTCTCATCAAGAAACGCATTTACAGAGACAAAGGTCTTCTTATGTATCCACCTCTAAATCCTGGTTTTGCCGTCTTTCATAGTAATCCAAGAAACATTGCGATGTTCAATAGTGGTACATATCATATTAATATTACACTCCCGTCCATGTTGGGTAAAAAGGACGATACAGGACTAGCACCGATTTTGTATCCCGAACTCTTTAAAGATCAACACAAGCAATTTATTCGATCTATCCAGTGGATTGAGCCTTTCTTAATTGCGCTCTATGGAACAGCGGACCCCTTTTCCAAATTATGCCCACGTTATACGAAAGCATCGCAACGATGCGCAACCTCTCGTTATATTGGTATTGGAACCTACGATACGGTGCTTATGACAGAAGGAAAAATTCTCACAGTTCCTATTCAAGAAGTTAAAGGGTATAGGACTGATTTTTGGTGGTATAAACAGTATCATACAAAAAGCGGGTACTTGCCGCTTGATAAAATTGGTATGGATATAAATTATAAGAAACATTACAATCACGGTGTAGAACTTCGTATTTTCGACTGGTTTCCTGAAGAGAAACTCAAGGATCTCTGTACATTCTTGGTTTATTTGGCGGATGCGTCTCTCTGTTTACCACCTATTCCAGAAGCATGTGTAAGTGAATCTTGGAATGATTTTGTCCTATCAGTTATAAACGATGGCAAACATGGTCAACTTTCCGGCGCCATGTTAGGACTTTATGAAAAGATCTTTGGTATTGAATTTGTAGGTAAACATTTTACAGTTGAAACAGGTTTCGCGTACTTTTTTGAATCAATACAACGGAAATATAAGACCGGTTTCTGCGCAAAATGTATGCTTTGATTAGGATGGATTCTTTATCTAAAATAAAGAAAGATATATTTAAAAATGTTAAGTCAGAAGACGATGTTCTTCTATACAGTAAAGCCATGGCGAGTTTTATTGATGGTATTAAGAAAAATAAACAACCCACTGAAATTGTCTCCGATGTACAACATATTATAGTCGACGATCTACAAAAACACTGCGGTTCAGTAAAGGGTGGTTCAGGAAAGTTAAGTAGGGTTTCTGAAAGTGAAAATGAGAATAATTCCGAAGAAAGAGAAAAAGCCGAAATAGAACATAAATTTTCTTTTAAGGCAGATGATAATGAAGTTATACGAGAACTCAAGGAGAATGCGAAAAACTTTAGTTTAGAATTATGGGATAAGGCACATAGAACAAATAAAGGTTCAGCTCTTTCTAGATTTGATAGAAAAGAGTTATATTGCCGAGTTATCGGTGAAAAACACTTGGTGCCTTCAGTAATGAATGTTATTCTAATTACTACTGCTGCGACTATTGTTAATAAATTGACTGTTTTAATGACACTTGGTCCAGCTGCTGCTGTGCCAACTTTTGTAGAACTTCTTCAAATCCTTTCATTTTGTAAGATGATTCAGCAAATGACTGCAGATATTAAATCTGAACTATCTATCTTAAAATTTAGAGGAAAATTATTTGAAAATGAAACAAATAGCAATGTACAAGAAAGAGAAACCATCCTTGTTTATCTTTTAAGAGCTGAAGAAATGCTCAATAAAGAATTAAAGGCACAAGCAGAAAAGTCAGAACGTGAAAAAATACTTCAGGGCGCTAGAAGTGTTAAAGTTTCAAGGTTAGCTAAAAATTTGATGACTCGTAATTCTAAAGCTAGACAAAAACAACAAGAAAGTAGACAAGGACAAGGAAAGAAAGGTCGCGGCGGCACACGCAAACTAAGGACATAAAATTGAAAAATGATGCGGAGTACACTAGTGGCACTCAAATGACGTCCTTTGAATGGGATCTCGGAAACGGAAAGACATGGAATATTTCTCCTGAAAGGATTATTCCAAAGAAACGTATCTTTAAGATTAAGCATCTTGAGCTGACAGAAGCGGAAGAAGCGCGCCAGATTATGTACAAGTATTATGAAGAGGTCTTGAAGCAGCCTGTGCCACCTGAGGAAGAGGCGTTTGCGCAGGCGATGATCGAGGCTGAGAAGAATCCACCTCCGCCTGTTATTGAAGAGCCGATTGTCCATGATGAGAACTACATTCCGCCCATGCCTGAATATGGATCGAAGGACTTCTTCATCTGGTGTAGCAAGACAAAGAAGGCTCGTGCGGCTCTAAAGAAGAAGAAGGAGGATGAAAAGGCGGCGGCTGCAGCGGCGAAAACCGCAGAGAAAGATAAGGTGGCAGCAGAGAAGGCTGCAAAGCTTGCCACAAAGGCTGCAAAGCTTGCCACAAAGACTGCTGCGCTTGCCGAGAAGGCTGCTCTAAAGGCGGCGAAAGAAGCTGCGAAAGCCGCTAAAACAGCAAATAAATGAGCAGATACAGCAATTAAAGCAGCAAGTGAAAATGGGGGGAACAAAAATAGTTTCTTTCATTTTTATTTACTCAGAATAAACACCCTGCGGATTTACGCCTTCTGGCATGCTCGTGTAAAACACGTTCTTGAGACCAAAGTTCCTCTGGCACTTCTCAAGAAACAGCGTACAACTCCTACAAGGCTTTGAATTTGAGAAGTACTTCTGATTTGTGATTGCGTGTTCCCTGATTTTCATCACATAAAGATCACAGCCTTTCAACTTAGACAAATCGCCAATCTTCTTAATACAGTTCTTCTCAGCATGAATCGTAGACCACTTTCCGTAGCCACATCCGCATCGCGCAGATGTGCCATAATCATTCGACGCCATCGAAATGATCTTCCCCCTAAGAACAAGCATCGCGTAATGAAATCGCTGCGATCTATGTCTCTGTCGCATCCGTGTAATGTTAGGGTCGTCCATAAACGACTCTAACAGAGCATAATGGCGCTCATTGATGGGTTGCATGTTGTTATGTTATTAATATACCCAGCGCTTTTCAATTTTTGTTTGCGGTTTCACCAGTGGCATGTTATATTCTGTGTAGACAGCTTTCCAGTAAATATGATTTTCATAGGGCGTACGAGGATAGATCTGTGACTCTGTAGAGATTCGCCTATTCGTGTAAAGACGACGCGAACTGTATCTGTAATCAATCGACTCCAAATAAAATGGACTCGGCAGAGTATCAAGAAAATTTGAGATGTCATTGTCACAGACGACAACATCGTACCACCACTCGCTCTTCTTTCCACTTACACAGTCATAGACCGATGTATTCGAATAATGTTTTACCAGATGATTTAAGTATCTATCATTCTGTCTATTCACAGTTATACTGTGATGTAGGGGATAAATTACACGGATAGTGAAACAGACCATTTCTATATATAGATTTTAGGTATTTTGTGTCAATTTTTATAAATCATATATAGTAATGGACCCCCATATTATACTCTCACTCTTTCATATTTTTGTAGTTGTTCCCTTTTTACTCTACATTGCCTTGAATCGCGGAAATGTTCCGTATTGGATCTATACGGTAACCCTTGTTCTTGGCGTTTTTATTCTTGTCTATCACGGCTACAAGGCTTGGGTTCGTATTCAGGTCCAGTCTCCCAGTCTCTGGATTAATTTAATTCACGTATTCCTAGTCGCGCCACTTCTGATTTATGTAGGAGCTAACGAAAAAAATACTCCAAGACCGGCGTATGAACTTTTAGCCATGTCTGGATTTGCTGCTCTCGGCTATCATTTGTACAATCTAGTCCTCAGTGTCAACTCAATCCAAGATGTTACAAAATAGTACGCAGCAACTCATGAGGTGACTGATTCTTCTCTACAAGGCAATGCGCCAAATGATAAATAAAGGACGCCCTATTCTTAAACTTAACTGAACAAAGCTTACAACTTGACTCCTTTGAGTCTTTTACAGTAAGTTCGTTCTTCTGAATTGTATCTCCACAATGATTTCGCAAGAAGTGAGGAATTCTATTTCCTTTCGTCTTGGATTCGTGACCACAACCATTTACAGGACATGTAAATACTTCACGTTTTTCCTGTTCCTGAGCCTTCGTCGGATGCTGATCGAGCATATGCTGCTTTAAATTTAATTCATGGGTATATTCCTTATTACAATGGCGACAAGTGAAAGGACCTTCGTGTGTCTTCATGTGATAGTGCATTGTGCTCTGACGAGCAGTAAATGTACCATCGGCGTTCTCCTTTTTGGGAACGACCTTGTCGCAGTGGGGACAGATAAGATCTCCATTGTCATTGTAATGATATTCAAACATTGTGTAGCTATTTACTTTATTAGCGCCGGAAAATTCAATTTTTTGTTTGAGGTTTTAAAGAGGCTTGACTATACTATATTAATGTCTCTTACTATCTTGACGCTTGCGCTAGGCAAGGATTATTGTCGGAATTTGGACAAGGCTCTGAAATCGAAGGTCGATTATGCTGAAAAGCATGGATACACCTATATCCAGGGCGACGAGACTTTCTGGGATCGCGACCGTCCTATCTCATGGTCAAAGGTGCCTTTCCTCCTTCATCATTTGGAGAAGCTACCCGAAAATGCAATTGTCTGGTTAAGTGATGCCGATGTCTATATCACAAATAAGTCAATTAAGTTTGAGGATCATGTACTCTCAATCTTCAAGGACAATAAGCAAATGCTGATGACATTTGATGCCTGCGGTCATGTAAATGCTGGAAACATTGTCATGAGAAATACGGCGTGGATTCGGAATTTCTGGCGGCGTGTTTATCAGCAGACTGATGTAATTTATCATATCTGGTGGGAGAATGCCGGCATTGATAAGCTCATGAACACGGATTCCGAGGTCAAAGACGCAATTCAGGTGACCAATGAGCACAAGCGTTTTAATGCGTATCTGATGGGCTTCGAAAAGGAACCCAAGTGGGAACATGGCGATCTTCTCGTTCATTTTGCTGGAGTCTATGACTCGGGTAAAATGAAGGATTTGATGGATCGAATTGATAATGGCGAGACGCCCAGACTTTCCATGTACTAATTTATTTTCTCTAGTTTTACTATAAGTAAAATGGTCTCCACTCGCAAGAATCGTAAGAATAATATGATGGGCGGCGCGATGGTAACTACGGGCTCCAAGAGCCAGGTTTGGCACGGAACGGCGAAGCACACCTCCGGTGGACTGACCAAGGGCGACCTCATGAAGACCAAGAAGGGGCGTATTGTTAGCAAGAAGAAGCACGCGGCGGGCTTGAAGGCTATCAAGAAGTTGTTCGCGAAGGGCTACAAGCCGAAGAAGGGCACTTTCAAGTTAATGCGCAAGTAATCAACGATAACGACGCAAGGAGTTTCAAGTTGATGCGCCAATCACTTCGCAGACGCAATACGATCCGCTAAATCATGTAAAAACATAGATGTTTCCATAGGATTCCATAATTCCTCTGGCGGTTGTCCGTCCATCGTATCAAACCAATACAGTGAACCTGCCCTTTCCGTTTCGTCAATGGTTGACCAAACGAGAGATGCTTTCGCTGTTTTTAATTCAGGTAAAATACTCCGCAGATTCATTGATCTGAGTTTATTCTGTCCAACGCGCGACAATAACATTTCTTCAATCTGCTGCGAATTCATATCATGTGGAAAAAAGATGACATTCCATGGTTGCACTGGTACATGGGATCTTGATCCAAGTCCAATGACCGTGGTACTTGTATCACTTAACTTCTGAAAGATTTGCTGGGACATTTCATCGCCTATCCAGACAACGTGAATTGGCTTCGTTGCGTTTGTTATATATGTCAGCGCTAGACGTAAATCTTGCTGGTCCTTCAGTTTAAATATAGCGTCCCAAGCAAATTTCTGAAAGGATTTCGGGAAGGCGTGATGAGAATCAATTATACAGACCGTACGTCCTCTTCCTAGACTTTCAGTTACAGAAAGATTCAGGCGACGAAGAGCTAACGAGTCATCTCCAACAATCCATACCTTTTTTCCTCGAATAGAGCTTTCAAAGCCCTCAAGGTGGATGACATCAGACATTCTATTTAGAAAAATTGCTTAATGAATCAGAACAAACCGCGAAGGCTTGTCGTGTGTCTTTTGGCGTCGGTGACATTTCGGGCATCATATTTACACTTCCTTCCAGAATTTC